TATCGTGTTATTTACATGGTTTGCCCGTTTCCGGCTGGGGATTTTCACCACCTTTCGCACCATGCCCGACTGTCTTTACCCCGAGGCCGTCTTAGGGAAGCTGTTTGGCTTGGTTTGTAGTTTACTAAAAGGTTAGATTAAGGTCAAGTAAAAACTAACTAAAAAGTTAATTAATTTTCATCAGGCAATAAAAAACCCGCTCAAGGCGGGTTGCGTCGTAAATTTCGTTATGCGGATTTTTGTTTGATTTTATTTAGTCACCAAGTGCTTTTATGAAGTGGTGCTCAGTGATGATTTTTAAATCTGGAAGTGATAGTGCTTTTTCTATTTTTCGGCCAAATGTCTCGTGCTTCCATGATTCGGATACATAACTTCCTATAACCATGTATGTTGTTGCCTGCGTAACATTATTGGCTACCTTTCCGGCTTTTCGCTCCACTGCATCGGCGCATTGTTGCCGAGTCCCGAACGCGAACTTGCCAGTAAATACAAATACATTGTTTTTGAATACCACCGGCGGCTCTGGTGAGGTAATTGGTAATCCTGTTGGCTTTGCAAGCTCACCCAGCTCAGAGTCGTCTCCTGAAAACTTCTTCAATACAAGGTAAAGTTCATTTAATGATTCTTTAGAAGGTTCACCCTTGTTAAGTAAGTTGCTTACCTGCTCGAACAATCTGATGATAAAGGGGTGTCTTGCATAGGCTTGCCCTTGAATCAACCACCCCATCAACACGTAAGCCTCGCATTTATTTATTTTTCCATCTGCGGTCAATCCCTTACATAACCCAATAAAGGTATCAATTTGCCTGTCTGCTATTTCTTGCTTTCTAAAATTGATGTAATTGTCCATTTACTTAACAGTCCTTTTCAATTCGTACTTGAAACCTGACTCAGGCAAAGTGTTCGGGTCACAATATTGCAGTTTTGACATATCACCCGTTTGAATAAAATATTCAAAATCCTTAATCAGTATAGTATTTAGACCTGTGTATATTTTTTGATTTTTATCAAATACAGCAAAAACAAAACTGTCGCTTTTTTGCTGAATAATTTGAATTTGCAGCGGTTGGTGCTTGTAAGATAGTACATAGCCATCCAGTCGATAAGTCTTGGAGTTTTTGGCGCCTTTGTCTTTATCATCTTCCTCGTTACCGTCCTTACCAATAGTTTCTAGATTATGATTAATGTCAAATTTAAACTTCTTCCAAACCATTGTTTTATAGTTAAATTTTTTAGTTGCTTGCCTAGATGCGTCACTTTGATCCACGCCAAGGGCGACTTGGTCTTCAATAAATTGCTTTCTAAGCGGAATGTTCCTGTTAGAGTCCATGATTGGAACGCGTCGAAGGCCAAAAATATCCCAGTAAAATTTTGGAACCTCAAAACACCAGTTATCAAAATAAGCGTCTGGATTCTTTACAAGCAAGCCTGTCTCCGTGCCTTTTCCCGTTCTTTGATTCATAAATTCTAATCCTTATCTAAACTGTCGAATCACTTCTCGAACCACGCCTACTATTTTGTAGCCACCCATCTCAATGATGGGGTATTGTGGGTTCAGTGGTTTTAGGTATTCTTTGCCCGCATCACGAATGTATTGTTTAAACGTCGCTTCATCTTCACCGTTTTTGGCAATCACAAAGTCACCGCAAAAGTAGTCCATCTCAGGTTCCACCACCAAGATCATGCCTTGCTTAAAGTCCGGCGCCATGCTATCGCCTTGCACCCGCAAGGCATAGGTATGCGCTTTGGTGTAACAAGATGGCTGTATCCAGTCGTCCGCTTCACCCGGCTCAAACAAGTCAATCACCTCGCTAGCATGACCGGCTTGTACCCAAGAGATGATTGGCACACGATTTCCGCGCGGACTTAGCGCGGGTTCAATATTGGCGGTGTGTGGCGCGGGTAGGGCGGGTGGGCTGTAGGTGTTTGAGCCGTCAGCGATCACTTGGCCGTCGTAATGCAGTTGGTCCATCCAGCCGGAAGGCAGGTCTAATCCTCCCTCTGTTCTTCTAGCTAGCTTTTCGCCGATGTTTTTTGGGTTCTTAGGGTTTTTTAATTGACTAATATAGGCTGTATCAACATTCATTGCTTCAGCAACATTCTTCTGTCCATGCAGTTCAATCAGCTTAATTAAATTTGCAAGTCTTACCTCTCTAGTGTCCATGACCACCTCCAACAAATAGACTATTCAAGCCTTACTGTTCAGTAAATATCTAAATAGTAAATTAATCTTGCTTTTACGCTAACTTTTTAGTAAGCTACGTGCATGAAAAAGTTAAATGACATTCCAACTGCCGAACTGGCAAGGTTTTTATCCGTGACAACCGCTTTTGTGAGCAATCTAAAAGCGGGGAAAAGACCTATGCCACCAAAAACTGCTTTACGGATTAATGAGTCGTTCGGCATCCCCCTCTGGGAACTCCGCCCGGACATTTATCCCGAACATCTTTTTAACAAGGACGCGTCCCATGACTGAGAAGCATGATCATCAATTCACGGTCAAGCTGACCGATTCGCAACATGCCGCGCTAATGATTCAGTCGGAGTTAACCGGTGATGCGCCTGCGGACATTGTCCGTTCGTTTATTGATGGCCTGTTGGAAAAACAGGCTCTCACTTACAGATTATTACAATCGCGTTTTAAACACACCGAAAACCTAAATGACTTTGTTAACAAGGTAAACCAAGGCGGTGTGAAGTAGGTTATGGGGGTTTAGGTTAGCTACCTAAATCGGTAGGGTGGGGTTTAACGCTCCCTCGCTTTACCTTCCCATTTTATTTTTGTTTTGAGCGTTGGAGTTTGAGTTATGAGCGTTGCAGAAATCAAATCGACTTTACAGGCGGATACGCTGGGCTTTTTGCGCCAATGGTTGCCAGAGGGCAAGTTAGAGGGTCATGAGTATCAGGCGTTAAATCCGAACCGTTCCGACACACGCTTGGGTAGTTTTAGCATTAATGTGCATTCGGGCGCTTGGGCGGATTTTGCGGATGACGCTAAAGGCGGCGATTTAATTAGCTTGTATGCGTATTTGTTTTGCAACGGGGATAACAGCGTGGCGGTTAAGCAGTTAGCGGAGTCGTTGCGTATTGATTTTAATCAGGGGCGGGCTAAACCTAGTCAGCCTGTTGAAAAACCTAAGTCATCGCGTAAAAGCTATGAGGGCTGGGTTCAAGTTGCTATGACGGGCACGTCTCCAACACCACCTGCCGCGCATTTTAAGCGCGGTAAGCCGGTGATGAGTTGGACTTATGTAACGGCTGATGATTCGGTCTTGGGGTTTGTGCTTCGGTTTGAGAAGTCGGACGGCTCTAAGGATGTATTGCCTTTAACGCTTTGGCAGTCACCGCAAGGCGTTCAGGAGTGGCGTTGGGCTGGATTTGCTGAGCCTCGTCCTTTGTTTAACCTGCACGCGTTAAGTTCACGCGTTGATGATGTGGTGTTGTTGGTGGAGGGCGAAAAAGCCGCTACCGCCGCCATGGCTCAATTAGCTGATCAGCCGATTGTGGTGTCTACTTGGCTGGGCGGTTCTAAGGCGATTAATAAGGTGGATTGGCAGCCTTTAGCGGGGCGTAAGGTTTCGCTTTGGCGCGATGCGGATCAACCAGGCCTGGTAGCGATGGAGTCGATTGCGCAAACCCTAACAGATTTAGGGTGCACGTTGTTTTGGGTCGAACCGGACGCGGATGCGCCTGAGGGTTGGGATGCGGCGGATTGGGTTTCTCAGGGTGAGCCGTTGATTGATTGGTTGCGATCGCATAGCCGTTCGTTTAAGCCGGCGGTTAAGAGTCAAGCGCAACATCCTGTTGTTCATGACGTACCGGATTGGGCGGATGGCTTGTTTCGTAATGATAAGTTTAAGCCTTTACCTGTTCGCGATAATGTGTTTCAGATTTTGTGCCGTCACCCAGAGTGGCAAGGGGTGATTGGGTATGACGAGTTTAGTTCTCGAAGCGTGGCGCTAAAGGATAATCCGTGCGGTATCGTGGGCGAGTTGGATGATATGGATGATTATCGTATCGGCAATTGGTTAGCGAATGAGGTGGGTATGATTGTGAATAATGCGGCTCAGATCACTCAGGGTGTTCAAATGGCGGCGGATGCGAATCGATTTCACCCAGTGCGAGATTATTTGGAGTCGCTGGTGTGGGATGGTCAGGCGCGCGTTATGAGTTGGATCCCGACTTATTTGGGTACGCCTGCGGATTATTATCATCATTCTGTCGGGGCGTTCTTTTTAATTGGTATGGTGGCGCGTATTTATCAGCCGGGCTGTCAGATGCAGTATATGCCGATTTTTGAGGGGACACAGGGCTTGGGTAAGTCTACGATGTTAAAAGCCTTGTGTAAGGACCCTGAGTGGTTTTCTGACTCGCCTTTGAACATCGGTGATAAGGATGCCTATATCGGTATTCAAGGTGTGTGGCTTCAAGAGGTGGCTGAGCTGGACGCGTTTAATAAAAAAGATGCGACCGCGATTAAAAGCTTTATTACGTCAGCGTCTGATAAGTTTCGTGAACCGTTTGGCCGCCGTGATGTTCGCCGTCCACGTCAGACGGTTTTTGCCGGTACCACTAACCAGCACGAGTATTTGAAAGACCCCACCGGTAACCGTCGTTTTTGGCCGGTCGAGGTGGTGAGTGTAGATTTAGATGGCTTAAAGGCCGTACGTGACCAGCTATTTGCTGAAGCGGTGAAGATGTTTAAAGATGGCTGTCGATGGGCACCAACGCGTGAAGAGGAAGCGCAATACTTTAAACACGTACAGGAAGATCGCGAGATTCAAGATCCGCGCGAGCAAAAGGTGAGGCAGTTCCTAAACCAACCGGCCAACCAGATTAAAGATAGCTTTACGAGCCTTGAGATTCTTGAAGGGGCTCTGGATACACCGGTCAGCAAGCTGGATAACGGCCGCGCCTTAGCGACAATCATTGGGGGCATTATGACGCGTTTAGGCTGGAAGAAGAAGCGTTCATCTGACCGAAAGATAACCTATTACATTAAGCCGGAGAATTGGCAATGAGACGCTTAACACGCAAAGAACGCACCTTGATCAATCAAAAGGTGCATAAGCTTGCTCAGGCGTTTTATAACCAGGCCTGCGAGCAAATTAGCCGCGATATTGAGCAGCAGCTTGAGCAGGATAATGGCGATCAATCTGAATGGGTTGAGCGCCTTTTAAGTGACATTGATTTATTGAATTTCGAAGTGGCGGGCAACTCAAGCCCTCTGCCTTATTAACCGAGTTTTAGCGATAACAAAGCGAACGATTGTGACCCAGAGCAAAGTGATGACACAAGTGGATGAGAACATAGCTAAGGCGGCGGCCTTGGCTGTTGAGAAACCCTGTGCATTGCGCGACAACCCCAACCCCAGAGAGCGCGAAGCCGAACGCACGGCATTAGCGGAAAAGGGCATGGGTTGGCAAGCTCATCAAGGGCAATCTACTTTAGCTTTGCATTATTCGCCAGACTTTTGCCTTACGCAAGTCCGAGCTTGCGGGTTGATACCGGTTGCTTTTGCGCCAGTACTTGGCGCTGCGCTAGCCAGCAGTGGGGTATTAAGGGCTTTCGACAACCTTACGACAACCTTGTTTGAGGTAGGTTGTCAGCGCAAGTTGTTGAAAATGTTGAGTTTCGACAACCTCGACAACCTCGACAACCTATTTGCTATTTACCCATTCACCTCACGTGCGCGTGCGCGTGATATACGCGCGTGCGCCCACCTACATCATATTAATTTTTCACTTTCAGGTTGTCAGGTAGTCGAAAGCAAACAAATTCAACCACTTAACACCGACAACCTACCCAAAACACAGGTTGTCGGAGGTTGTCAGGTTGTCGGGGACCCTAGCCATACCGCCCCACTGCGGGGGAAACACCGCGCGGTTTCGCTAGGCACAGAATTTTTTGTGTTGCTTGATTTTTCAATGGTTAAGGAGGTTTTATGAAACTGGCAACTAACAAAGAGTTTGCTGAAATCCAAGGTGTTAGTACACAGATGGTAACAGAGTGGAAGCAAAAAGGCTGGCTAGCACTGGTTGATGTACCCGGCAAGAAGTTACCCCTCATCAATGTCACCGCTTCTCAGCGTTCGATAAAGTCATACACCGATATCGCCAGAGCAGGCAACGGCAAGAATGCTAAAGCTGGTGCAGGCAGCTTGGCTGTTGGCCAAACACTTAATGACGATGAACTGAGTCAAAAAATGAAAGTAGCCAGAGTGCACCGTGAAGAGCAAGATGCCATGATGGCTGAGTTGAACCTGAAGGAGAAGGCTGGGGAATTGGTTCAGGCGGCGCTAGTAGATAAAACAATCACCGCTGTAGCCTCAGATATCCGGTTAGCGCTGGAAAGAATTCCGACCCGCCTATCGGTTCAATTGACAGAAATGACCGATCGCGTGGCAATCGAGCAGCTTTTAACGCAGTCAATTGATGAGGTGTTGACCGATCTTGCTGACAATATCCGCCGTCAACGCCAGGACTATATTGAGGAGCAGGCGAGCGATATAGACGGAGTAGGTTATGAAGCCATTTAACATTCTCAACCATTTACGCTGTGGCGAAACCGCTGTGTGTGAAGCGTTTGCGAAAGGTCTTCAGCCGCCACCACGATTGAGCGTACAGGAATGGGCCGACACTCACCGTCGTTTACCTTCCAAGGGCGCAAGCGAGCCGGGCAAATGGAAAACCAAGCGCACGCCATTCTTGGCTGAAATTATGGCTTGCTTGGATAGAACCCACGCCTGTCACCGTGTGGTTTTTATGAAATCGTCACAGGTTGGCGGTACCGAGGTGTTGTTAAACTGGGTGGGTTGGTTTGTTGATACTCAGCGCAGCTCAATGATGGTCGTGCAACCCACATTGGACATGGCTGAAAAATGGTCAAAGCAACGCTTTGCGCCGATGATTGAGGAATGCCCAAGCTTGCGTGAAAAGATTCCGCCGGCACGCACAAGAGATTCCGGCAACACCACCTTGATGAAAGAATGGCCAGGGGGGTTAATTGCGATTAGCGGATCCAACTCGCCGGCTAGCTTAGCGATGATGCCAATGAGCGCGCTTGGATTGGACGAAGTGGACCGCTACCCAATTGAAATCGAAGGCGAGGGTGATCCGTTAAAAATTACGGAAGCAAGAACGACCACCTTTCCGAACCGAAAAATATTTTTAATCAGCTCGCCCACGATTGAAAGCCTAAGTCGCATCAACAAAGAATACCTTGCATCGGACCAGCGTAAGTACCTTGTGCCTTGCCCGCATTGCGGCCATGAGCACGAACTGCTGTGGGAAAACCTGCATTATGACCCAAAAGACACCCGCAATGCGCAAATGGCTTGCCCTGAGTGCGGCGGGCTCTTTGACGATAAGCAAAAGCAAACCCTGTTGGAGCAGGGGCGCTGGCAGATCACCAACCCAGACAGCAAAGTGCCCGGCTTTCACATCAGCGGCCTTTACGCCCCGGTTGGGCTGGGCAAAACTTGGGCCGAACTGGCAGAGGAGTTTGAAGAGGTTAAATACGACCCCACCCGCCTAAAAGTATTCAAAAACACCCGTTTAGGCCTGTGCGAAAAAGACCCACAAGAAAAGCTCGAATACAAAGACATCATGAGCCGATCTGAAGACTATCCGTTACGAACCCTACCTGAAGGCTGTTTAGAAATCACCTGTGGTATTGACGTGCAACACAAGTATTTTGCGGTGCAACTGCTTGGCTGGGGCGCAAACAACCGCCGATGGGTGCTTGACTATGTCGAAATTCCCGGCAACGCCTTTTTGCTAGACGGCTACAAAGACCTCACCGCCTACCTAAAGCAACCGCTTGAAGACAGTGTCGGCAATCCCATTCAGCCTATCAGTTACGCCATTGACAGTTCTGACGGTAAAACCTATGAAGCGGTTTTAGAGTATGTGCGTTCGCGGCCTGTTCGCGGCCTGTTCGCCATCAAAGGCGCAAACACTCGCGGCCGACCGATCATTGGCCGACCCAGTAAAGTTGAATACCAATACAACGGAAAGCAAATCCCAGGCGGCATGGAGCAATGGCAAATTGGGGTCGACACCGCTAAGCAATCGCTCTTTGCCCGCCTGCAAAGTGATGGCGAAGCCGCTTACCCAGAAGACCGCTTAATCCACTTCAGCGACAACCTGCCTGAGTTTTACTATGTGCAACTGACCGCTGAAATTTACGACCCGAACCGCGCGCGCTGGGTAAAGATACGCCAACGCAACGAAGCGCTAGACACATTTGTGTATGCCGAAGTGGCCGGCCACCACGCGCAAGCCAGACTTCACGCACGCACCAACCAACAATGGCAAGCCAAGGCTGAGAAACTTAAACAACCCAGCTTGTTTGACATGGCTTCACCCGATC